AGCGATCCCATTGCTTGAAGCATTGAGGATCGACCTCTGGTTTTTACACTCAGTCCCATTTGCTACCTTTCTTTTGCGGAGCATATAACGGAGCAAGCTTATCATCCATTCCGATATGTGCTGTGTCTCCCCAATTCATGGGCAGTCCACCAGATGCACCTTCGTATTCGCCAGTGGATGCCTTGGAACATATATCCCTAAATGCAACGGCGATCTGTCCTCTCGTCTTGAGGCCCATCTTTTTACCAACGGCTGACACATGTAGTTTTATTGTGTTGTCAGTGACACCCATCAGTTCGGCTATGTCTGCGTTCTTCCAACCCTTTACGAGTAGTTGGGCAACACAGTGTTGTTTGATAGTTAGTCTGCGTAATAGTGCGCTCTCGGATACTGTAAGCGCGGTTGAAAACTCATGGTTACTAGGAGCGTCTGAAATAGTCCCGCCCCTGTTCTGCAACATACTAATTATAACATCCATTTTTGCTTCCAACCTCGCCATATCCATGCGTAGGTTGTCATTCATCGTCTGATAATCTCCTATGGTTGTCCCAATACGGCCCCCATAGTTGCGCATATGATACTCACTTGTCAACCCTTCACTATAATTCATCGCATATACCCCCCTGTTGGTGTATAATATCCGACACAAAAGGTGTAGGTGAACGACTAACGGTTTGATGGGGGGATGCTAAGTTACTTTGCAGTATTTTCTAGCGATATTTATACCACATAGCTCCAGACCTTGGCTCAAATCAGCCAAGGCCGATGCGTACTTTATATAGCCTAAAGTCAATATATCATTCGCGAATATCAGCCTGTGGTTGTTCTCCATGCGTGTCACGGTGATATATCCAGCGTCACTCATTTCATTGATGGTTGTATCAATAGTCTGGCGTGTTGCGCCAAGTTCCTTGACTGCATCACTAGGCAGTAAGCCGATGTTATCTAATGTGGCTCTTACACATAGGATAGCGAATGTTCTACGATTCTGTGTGGACATACAGTATTGTCTAAGAGCTTTTTCTTCTGGGTCGGAGTCTGAATTATAGACTTCTCCCCTCACTTGTATGAGTTCTAAATCTATTAAGTTACGCGCGTAAAGTTTATTAAGACTATCTAACATTCATCGCCTCCCTACGACGATCATATCAAATAATTACAAGATGTTGTAAGGGTAAACTGTTTTACACCCTAACTGCACAAGGTTTGGTATGTCTCGTTGTGCTTCAAGTTGTCCTTTAAAAAAGGCTTATCGTTCTTGATCAACCAATCAACGGTTGCCTCTGAACTAAACAAGTGTGGGTTGGCTACGTCACAGTAAGTGTCAGCCGTTATCTTTGCGCACCCACTCACTAGCCCGATCAGCAAGAGAGGTGTCAGTAAGCGTGTCAATTTCATCATCAATATCCTTGGCGGTTCTCATGCTGTCGATCAGCTTTTGATCCAGCTTGCGTTTGATTTTATCTTGCCCCCGACTTACGCCAGCAGAATAGATGCCAAGCAATCCGAGTACGAAGGTAGCGGCAATCAAGCCGTACAGTTGTAGTTTGTTTATTCCGAACATTTACGCGCTCAAACCTCCACGCATGTTTACGCATCTGACAAAAGTTTTCCCCTCTGGCGGGGCAGTTGCGTTTAGTCTTGCAACAAGCTGACTGCGCCCGACCTCGCAAGTGTGCTTGTCTTTATAGATCACTTGATTGCTGCCCACTTTGTACGCATCTGGCACAAGGAAAAGGACAACAATCACCCACATGTTAGTGCCAGCCTTCGGCCCAAGCCTTGAGCCGTTCCTTCATTATGTAGATGCCAAACAAAATCGTGATGCCAGCAAATCCAAGGATGATGTACTGCGCTGTCTCATTCATGCCGCTGAGTGCGGTGATGGTTGTGCCAGCCGACGCTGCTACTGTAACGGCAGATGCCTTGACCGTCTTTGATTGCGCTGGCTTCGTGCGCTCTGGTTTCTTTTGAGTTGCTTCGGATAGGGACATGCCACTCAACCACTTCTGAACGCGGAACCCAGGACAAGCCTTGGACGATACTCGGTTGTGTCCGATGACCTTATCACTGGAGATTTGGTACTGGTCTTGAAGCTTTCGGATTAGATCATAAGCGGCGGCGAGTTGAACGGCGGTGTAGTGATCAGTCGCCAGATCATCGGCGTCTGATCCGAACCCACCCGCTAGGCAGATACCTATAGTCTGGTTGTGGCCCTTCGCGTGTGCGCCCGTTGTGCCAAGCTGCCGACCAACAACCACCTCACCACTACGAGCGATGTAGTAATGGTATCCAATCATACGAAACCCACGGTCACGGTGCCACTTGTCGATCTCTTTCATCTGGTCAACGGCTGAGTTTTTTTCCATCCATTGTGGTTGGGTAGCCGCGCAGTGAACAATGATTCCATCATGTTTTACAGTCATAGTGAAAACGCCTCTCGAATGCTGTCAGTTTGTTTCTGCTCTGTGAAACAACTGTCCCTCAGTTTAAAAGTCTTCACCGCCCTGTCGTCCCTAAACGCAAGGCAAAGTTCTCTGTCGAGGGCTACGCAGACATAGACGCCTTTATAGGGAGCGGTATCCCCCAGCCAAAACTGGTAGCGTTTCTTTTCGAGGTTGGTTGTGTAGTTGATGGGCTTCAGTGTGGACTTCACTTGCACCCTAAACAGTTCGCCTTTGTGGGTGCGGCACCATAGATCGTCGTATTGCAGATCAACGTGGGTTGTCGTGATCCCATAAGTTTCAAGTATGTAAGCTGCTAAAAATTCACCACGCCGACCAATTTGTATCTGGTCAGTTCTCGCCATTCACCTAGTCCGAAGTAAGTTCTCCAAGTGCTGGATAGTTGTTTGCGCCCTTGCCAACTCAGAACGCAGCTTACCAATTTCTTTCAAGAGTTCTTCTTTGTCTTTCGTGTAGACATCCAACTTCTCTGCCAACCTGTCTACCTGATCTTTCAATGTATTCTGATACTCCGTCTGGACTTCGCGCTTATTCTTTTCCTTCATAGTAATGAAGGACCAAAAACCCGCCGATCCGGCGAGGGCAATCAACACAGTTATTATGTGTTCAAGTCCCATAAAGTATTCCTTTGTTGGCTATTCAACAAATAACATCCGCTCATGTGGCGTGTCGTCCCATAACAAAAAAAATATAACGGCGTAGCCTCAAGCGGAGCCGCGCCATTTAGTTCGCTAGAAGACTAGCCCCGTAGATCATAAACCCAGAACCGATTAGGAATACTGCACCGCCTAGAATTACAGATACTATAAAGAAGAACTTGTCGCGCTTCTTAGCCTCTTCCTCTAGTGCCTTGCGCTTGCGAACACGGGCGGCGGCTTGCTCTTGTACCACCAAGTCCCACATCCCAGGTGGCCCGTACAATTGGCACACAGATTTCAAATCTGATTGAGCTTGCTTGTGAGCCATTTTTGCAGACGCAATCTCGAATGCGTCAGCCTCAGTAGACGTGAGCCTACCAAGAAAACCTTTATGCTTGCCAGATTCCGCGAGATTAATCTGCGCCTCGACCTGTGCCAGCTTGCCGAAAGCTGGCAACAACGAATGCACGTCCTTCCCTGCTTTGACAGCAGAAGAAATACTACTACTAATTTTTGTAACAGCACCAGCAAGCGCGATCACTTCAACGATAGCCATACACCACCCCCACACAGTTAGTTAAGTTCAGGATGATGTTTATTTTTAAGGTGTCTTTAACTTATATATTTATATAGGCTTTGTCGTCCTAGAGTTTCATTTGCTCTCTAAGATACGCCTCATAATACTTCGCAAACTCTTTTAATCTGAGGAAGCATACACTGTCTTCAGTCGCTTCACGATTGCGGCGAGTAATTACCAAGGGAGTTTGATCTGTCTTGCGATGGGAAGAGTTACGTTCAGCTTGCGCAAGCGCGTCACGCCAAGGTAACTTCTCTACTCGCTTCGCTTCAACGAATATTCCTGGTGTTCCGAGTAAGTCTGCACCCCCCGCTGCCATGTTGACTGAGCCACCACCAGATAAAGGTGCGCGTTCACACCTCTCTTCTTTGTAGACGTTCTCGTTTAGCCAGTGAGCAAGTTCACGTTCATAGCCATCGCCTTTTCGTTTTTGTCTCGACATAATTTAAGCTCTCTCAATTTGGGTAAGGTGATAGTCGATGTACGCGAGTGACTGAAATGCTTGTTCTGGTCGCGCTCTCTGTCGTGACAGGCGGTGCATTTGTACTGAGACTTAGGACGCTGTTTCGTGCAGCCGCAAATGATGCAAGGACGTTTCCACTTTTTAGGTGGCTGTCTGCGTTGGTACTTGGCACCGTAAATAATTTCTAGTTCGAGCCGCATTAGCGCACGGCGAACAGTCTCGACGCAGCACCCGATGTGTTGAGCAAGTTCTTTATGAGTGTGAAGTTTATGGTTAAGTTTTAAATACTGCTCAACTTCGGGAGTGATGGGGGAACGTGATGACATACCCAACTCCAAAAGAACTTTGTAACGGATATAACACTACACAACTTTTTACACAACCAGTATTGACTTTTTAGCGAACAGGTGTAAACTCGCTGACGAGTTGTCGGAGATAACGAGCGGCTCTTTAGGAGCCGCGCAGTTCGACAAGAAGGAACGCGAGTTTAACTTCCTACCTCTCAACTTTTTTGCAGATTAGCTATTTTATTTGGGACATTATTGGAAGTTAGTGGACGAACCCAATCCTCAATTACACTACTATGTATGTTTAATTTTCTGGCGATGTCATCATTAGACAGGGGTGGAACAACTGTACCGCTGCTATCCCTGTGTGGCCGACACCAGACAAGAGCCTTCTGTTTAGAGGTTGTTGTTGACACGCATCTGAATGTGTCACGGTCATAGTCAGTGGCATAAGCAACGTAGCTCAAGTCTTCTAAACTCTCGTCTGCCTCACGGTTCTTAACAAAACGAACTTCAAGCTTGACTGCCATGTGTTCACCCTTCTTGAGTGCCGCAGGGTGGTAAAGCTTGTGGAGCATGGGGCTTTCTATATCACCAGCATACAGCCCTGCCTTGGTTCTCGCCATGTCCTGATCGTCAAAGATTTGTGTGACCTTGATGCCAAACTCTAGGTTGGTGAGTGCGTTGGTTGAGCCAGCGTATGATCCACTTGCCCCGTCACCTTGTGGCTTGTTGGCGTGGTGAACTAGAACCACTGATATTCCAGAGTTGCGCAGCGCAAGGATCAACTGGTTAATACCTGACCACTCCTTACCTTCGTTCTCTTGCATACCAACAAAGGCCGTGCGAACTGTGTCAATGCAAACGATGTTGGGGCGAGTGGCATTGATCCAAGACTGTAAACTTGCAATGCCCTCGTCTGTCTTGAGGTTCATATCGCCGTGTTGGAAACCAGCGAACATCATAAACCTATCACCCGCATCGCCGTATGTTGACTTTGCTTGCTTCAAAAACCGCAATATGTTTCGCTTGCCGTTCTCAAGATCAAGATAAAGAACGCGAGGTTTATCAGACAGAATGAATGGGCCGTAGTTCATCTTGCCGACACACGCTGCATACAACATGTTCCGCGTGAACATCGACTTCCCATGCCCAGAGTAACCAAAGATCATAGTTAATGACGCATCATTGGACGGGATGATTGGATCAACAAAGAAGCGTTGCTCACCAATAGTTTGAGCAAGACCTTCGATGCTCGAAGTAGTTATCGGGTCAAGCTTTAATGGTTCAGGCTTTGGCTTGGGATCGAAATGTTCCTCTACCTTTTCCTTGCGAAGCAATCCCTTGATGGTTTCAAGTATTTTCTTGTCATCGAAGGGGTCATCCATGAACTGTTCGCAGAACTCAAGGGTTCTGTCATAGACGGTTTGGTGGTCAAGGCTCAAAGATATTAAGTGGCCGACCCAACTGACAATACGATTGTGACAGCCATCACCCGCTTGCAGCTTACGGCCCTCCCTCTCGACAAATATTTCTGCCTCTTCCCATGCGTTTAATTTGGATTTAATTAGGTCCAGGTTGATCTGATCATACGGGGTGGGCGTGAAAGGAATGACGTTATCCTCAAAGCCAACCCTCGGCCCGTTGTACTTAGGAAGATCGTATGGATCGCACCCAACTTGTAAGGC